GCTTTTAATGAACTACGCAAAGGAAGAAGATAAAATACTTGATACGCATTTGGGTAGTGGCTCAATAGCAATAGCTTGTCATAATTTAGGATATGATTTAACAGCTTGTGAACTTGACAAAGATTACTACAATGCAGCTATAAAAAGAATAGAACAACATAAACGTCAAATTAGAATGTTCTAAAATAATAAGAAAAAATTTATATATAAGTATGGAACTGATTGATATAAGAAAAGTAATAAAGAATCCAGACAATCCCAGAATCATAAGGGATACAAAATATCATAAACTTGTTAAAAGCATTAAAGAGTTTCCAGAGATGCTCAAGCTTCGTCCAATAGTCGTGAACAGTGATATGGTTGTGCTTGGAGGTAATATGAGATTGAGAGCTTGTAAAGAAGCTGGATTGAAAGAAGTCTGGATCATGAAAGCCGACAATCTTACTCCAATGCAAGAAAGAGAGTTTGTCGTAAAAGACAATGTAAACTTCGGAGAGTGGGATTGGGATTTATTGGCTAATGAATGGAACTCCGTTGAGCTTGAGGACTGGGGTATGGATAACTGGCAGAATATGGATGACATTGAAACCAGTGATGCTTTCTCACTTCCAGATGGAGAGAAAGAGCCATTTCAACAGCAGACTTATACTCTTGCAGATAAGCAAGTGGAGTTTATAAAGGAAGCAATCAAAGAAATAAGACAAACAGAAGAGTTCAAATACGTTGAAACATTTGGGAATGAGAACTCAAATGGGAATGCCTTATATTTATTAGTAAGTCAATGGGTAGAGCAAAGGAAATAATCGTCAAAGTTATAAACTCTAAAGTAGCGAATGCTTTTGTAAAGAAACATCACTATTCTGGAAAGGTTGTTAATATGAGCAGTCTGCACTTTGGATGCTTCCTGGATAACCAACTGCATGGAGTAATGAGCTATGGAAGTCCAATGGATAAAAGAAACGTTCTTCCTTTAGTGGATTCTGGAGAAACTGATATAAACAAGAGATGGAATGAGATGTTGGAGCTCAACAGAATGGCTTTTGATGATTATCTTCCAAAGTATTCAGAGAGTAGATGTATTGCAATCAGTATCCGCATGATCAAAAAGAATGCACCGCAGATTAAATGGATATTAAGCTACTCGGATGCAACGCAGTGCGGAGATGGAACAATATATAGAGCCAGCGGATTCAAGCTAACACAAATAAATAAAAACGGAACAATATATAGACTCGCAAATGGAGAAGTAGTTGCAAAGCGTGGAGATAGCAAGTATGACTTTAATGGAGCTAAAGCTCTTGAGGGATTCCAAAACAGATACATTCTCTTAATAGATAAAAGCTGTAAAATAGTGCCAGAGATATTAGACTTTAAAATGATTGATAAGCTTGGAGCTGGTATGTATAAAGGGGAAAAAATAACCCTCCAGGAGAGGAGGGAAACTTAGAGCGGTGAGGTCGATATGAACGCCATCTCTTGACTGGATGCCAAGTATTTTACTTTTAAACTACCACCGCATGTGAATAGAATGAAAACATTAATGTAAAGTTACAAAAAATAAAGATATAATATATAAAAGTTATGAACAAAACTGAACAACATAAAAAAGCAATAATTGAAGCACTGGAGAAATCTCTGGGAGTGGTAACAACTGCATGTAAGAAAGTTGGAGTTGGAAGAACAACCTTTTATGGATGGTTAAAAGATGATCCAGAATTTGCTCAACAAGTAAATGATATCCAAGACATTGCTATTGATTTTGTGGAAAGCAAGTTGTTTAAAAATATTGAAAAAGGAAAAACCGCAGAAATTATCTTCTATTTAAAGAGCAAAGCAAAGAAAAGAGGATACGTTGAAAGACAAGAAATAACTGGAGCGGATGGAATGCCAACTGATTTTAAAATTGAGATAATTGACAAGATCAAAGATACAGACTAACATTGTCTACCGCCATTTGCAGAACAGCACTGGCAAGATAGCAATACACGAGGGTGGAACAAGAAGTGGAAAGACTTGGAATGTTTTACTCTTCCTTGTTTTTGACTATTGCTTAACTTCAAAAGGAAGAACAATCACTATTTGCAGAAAGACTTTTCCAAGCGTTAGAGCAACTGTAATGCGTGATTTCTTGACTATATTGAAGCAGTATGGACTATATAGAGAGGAGAATCATAATAAATCAAATAGTGAATACAAGCTCAATGGAAATCTCATTGAATTTATTTCTGTAGATCAACCGCAAAAGATAAGAGGTCGCAAAAGAGATATCTTGTTTATTAATGAAGCCAATGAGCTTGACTATGAAGATTGGCAACAGTTAGTATTCAGAACGCAAGAGAAAATCATAATTGATTACAATCCATCTGATGAATACCACTGGATATATGACAAGGTTATTCCAAGAGATGATGCTGACTTTTATCGAACAACTTATTTAGACAATCCATTCCTGGAGAAGAGCATTGTTGAGGAGATTGAGCGTTTAAGAGAAACAGATGAACAATACTGGCAAATATACGGACTTGGACAGAGAGGAATCAGTAAAGCAACTATCTTCAAGTATTATGAAACTGATAAGATTCCAGATGATGCAGAGTTTGTGAGCTTTGGAGCTGATGCTGGATATACAAATGACCCAAGCACTTTAGTATCTGTATATAAGAAAGATTACAATCTATATATCCAAGAGCATCTTTACAGAACGATGATGACAACAAAGGATTTAAGCGACCATTTTAAACAAGTAGGAGTTGGGAGGAATACAATCTTTTTTGATTCAGCAGAGCCACGATTGATTGATGAGTTGAGGAGAATGGGTCACAATATCCAACCAAGCTTAAAAGGAAGAGACTCTGTAAATGCTGGGATTGATTTATTGAAGAGATTTAAAATACATATCACTAAGGATAGCGACAATGCAATCCAGGAGTTTAGAAACTATAAATGGCAAGAGGACAGAAGTGGAAAGCTAACAAATAAACCAGTGGATAAGAACAACCATATTATTGATGCAGTCAGATACGCAACTTACTCATTATTAAGCAGACCGAACTTTGGTAAATATGCTGTCCATTAATCACTAAAAAATTATTAAAATGTTTATATATTAATAAGCACAAGAATATGAATTACAAAATTACAATACCAACTTCCTTGAATGAGATTACTCTTGGACAATATCAAGAGTTTGTTAAATTGAGTGAGCTTCCAGAAGCAGAGCTCCAGTTGAAAGCAGTTGAAATTTTCTGCAATGTACCAAAGGAAGCAGTAAGAGGAATGAGAGCGACTGATATTACAGAGATATCTGAAATCATAAACAACATGTTTGATACTAAGCACCAGCTCATTAATAGCTTCAAATTAAATGGACAAGAGTATGGATTTATTCCATCACTGGAAGATATGACGTTTGGAGAGTATATTGACTTGGATACTTTTATTGGAGATAATGATAATTTGCACAGAGCAGTAAACGTTCTGTTTAGACCAATGGAGATGAAGAGAGGAAACAGATATTTCATAAAAGAATACAATCCAGATAGTTTTGAGATTGCAAAAGAGTTTCCTTTAGATGCAGTGCTTGGTGCTGTTGTTTTTTTTTACAATTTAGGGAGGGACTTGTCTACAGTTATGATCAACTCTTTGGACAAGAAGAACGAGCAGATTTTAGCGGAGTATCTAATTTCACAAGAAAATGGGGATGGTACAACTCCATCTTTGCAATCGCTAACGGAGATATTACAAAATTTGAACATATCACTAAATTAAATGTGCATGAATGTTTAACATTTTTGACTTTCTCTAAAGAAAAAAATGAGTTGGAAGCCAGACAAATAAAAAGTAAATTCAAATGAGCAATACAGGAGTAAGAGGATTTTATCTATTAACAGAAGCAATCAAAAACCAGCTTCTAAATGATGTCAATGTAAATACAGTAACCACTGGAGATATTTATGACATTGATTTATCAAAGCAGAGTATCTTTCCTTTGTGCCACATAATCATAAACAACGTAAGCACACAAGAGCAAACACTAACGTTTAACGTAAGTATTCTTGCAATGGATATTGTTGATGAAAGCAAAGAGGAAACAAGTGATATATTTAGGGGTAACAATAATGAACAAGATATTTTGAATACTCAACTTGCAGTTCTTAATAAGCTGGTAATGGTTTTGAGAAAAGGAGTTCTTTATTCGGATCAATATCAATTGGATGGAGATGCAAATCTTGAGCCATTCTACGAGCGTTTCGAGAATCGTCTTGCTGGTTGGGCAGCAACATTTGATGTCTTTGTGAGGAATGATATTGATATATGTTAGCAGAGAAATACTTAAGAGATGAATTGAATAAGTTTGCAAAGTATGTGATTCAGCAAAGCAGAAGCAACTTAACTAAAGGCAAAAAGAACGCTTCTAAGGAGCTATACAATAGTTTGGGGTATGAGGTATCCCAAAGTGCAAAAGAAACGTCTATGGCTTTTAAAATGGCTGATTACGGAGATTTTGTAGATAAGGGTGTTCAAGGAAAAGATAAAAGCATTAAAGCTCCAAACAGTCCATATAAATTTGGTAGAAAGACTGGAAAGAAAGGTGGATTGACTAAGGGCATTGATAAGTGGGTGCGTAGAAAGGGGATACAGTTCAGAGATAAGAAAGGAAGATTTTTGAGTTATGAGCAAACTTCTTTCATTATAACAAGAAGCGTTTACAGCACTGGAATAAAAGCGAGTATGTTTTTTACAAAGCCATTTGAGAGGGCATTCAAAAGACTTCCAGATGATCTTGTAAAAGCTTATTCAATAGGAATAGAAAAACAGATACAAATAAATTTAAAAGAGAAATAAATGTCAAAGATTAATGCAAGAAGTCCGTATTACGTGAATATATCTGCAACAAATTTAACGCAAGTTGATATGGAATTGTATGTTTATACTGGAACGCAAACGACAGACAGAAGTAATTTGTTTCAATTGACTTCATTTGCTATAACAGAAAATGTAACATTTGAGATCGGAGAGATTGTAAGAGATTATCTGCTACAGACTTTTGATGGAGATTACGAAACCTTAAACGTTTGGGTTGATTATAGAACAAAGAATTACATTTCTGGAGTAGCTGGTAGCTTCTCAAGTTATACTCAATTAACTGGTTTTGATGGTTATGGATATTATGAAGATGAAGCCAATCCACAAAATGATTCTGGACTTTTACAAAGCAACAATATTGTTGTTAAACTTGATGATGCACCAGCAGTTATTCCAGTTGATACTTCAACAGCAAATCAAGTAACTTATGAGCTTAATGGAGAGCTGGTATATACTAAAGCAATAAGCAGTAGCTTAGAAAGTGATGAGCAGATTGAATACGTAACTAATGGAATTAATGGTGCAGATGAGTTTGAAAATAGAGTGATTCAAGATGGAGGAACTTTTGAGGACAGTTCATGTTTGCAAGATTTTGTAGATGATTTTACTTTATTTGATTTTGATACTATTTATATTGATACAGATAATGGAGTTATAAAGCTAACAGTTGATAATATCCAGGAGTGCAAATATCAACCATTCAAGATTACTTTTGTAAATAAATTTGGAGCTCTTCAAGATATATGGTTTTTTAAGAGATCAAATGAAACGCTAAGCACAAAGGATGAGAAATTCAAAAGAAATATCATTGTCAATGGAGCTTATGATACAAGCAGACATCAAGAAAAAATCTTAACAAAGAATGGAAAGGAAAAGCTAACTTTAAACACTGGCTTTTATCCAGAGGAATACAATGAGGTTTTCAAACAGATGCAACTTTCAGAAGCTTGTTGGATTGAGATTGAAAGCAAAACTCTTCCTATTAATATAAGCGGTGGAAGTTTCTCTTATAAAACAGTTCTTAATGATAAGTTGATTAATTATACGATTGATATTGACTTTGCTTTTGATACAATAAACAACATACGTTAATGCAGATAATTGAGTTATACATAAGAGGATACAAGCGGTACAATGGTTCTGGATTAAGCTTAGTAGCAAACCAGTTAATAGATGAAAGTGGGAATTTTAGCTCAACTATTGAAGTAGGAGATTTTGTAACTAACTTAAGCAGTGGAGAGATTGCAAAAGTTACTGCTGTTGTTAGCGATACAGAGCTTACGCTATCAACAAGTTTATTTACTCCTCTTTCTTTAACTGAGCCTTATAGAATTACAAGCGATTATTTTAGAGCAGACCTTTTTGAGGATGAAAGCATAAGCATCACAGATAGTTTGTTAAATGTAAAAGATATTGGGAAAGTCTTTACTCCGTTTAGCCAACAGTTTAATCTTCCAGCATCTAAGCTAAACAACAAGCTTTTTAGACATTATGAAAATTTAAGTATTGAAAATAGCTTTGATGCAAGATACAGACACGATGCGATAATTAAGTTAAATGGAATAGACTATAAAAAAGGAAAGATTCAATTTAAAAGCGTTTCATTAAAAGACAATAAAGCTCATGCTTATAAAGTTGTTTTTTATGGAGATGCTGTTGAATTAAAAGAAGTTCTTGGAGAAACAACTCTTGCTGGATTGAATTATCCAGATAGTTTAAACTTTGATTATACAAAGCTCAATATTGAGAATCTCTTTACTGCTGAAGATAGTGCTATTGAAACATCTTTTGGAAGCACAAATATACTTGTGCCTAATATTCATCACAGTAAAAACATGAGATATTCAAACTCTGGATATCAAGACAATGCAACTGGAACTGGACTTATATGGACAGACTTGAAACCAGCAATAAGATGTAAGACAATTATTGATGCAATAAGTAATACGTTTCCTCAAATTAAGTTAAAAGGATTTTTTAACTCGACAAGCTTTAAGGATGTTTTCATGTGGATGCACAGAAATGAGGGGTATATAACTAACGCAGAAGAGGGTGGAGATACTTTTATTTTAAGGAACAGATTCAGACATCAAGATGACGATCCAATAGGATTTAACTTTAACAGTATTACTTCATCTTATGGATATACTGATGATCCGAGAAGTATTGTCATTGAGCAACCAGGATGGCAAAATCAATACGTTGCAAGAGTTGATATAACAACAGGCACAACAGAAAGCTACACAGTTAGAATACTTAAAGGAAGCACAGGGTATGTTTATACAGAACAAAATCATCAAAATCAAACTTCGACAAGCACAACTGCTGTTATAGATTATAACTTAACTCCAAGCCAATACTTAGATTTAATAATTGAAGTAGAAGCAGAGAATACTATCTCATTAACACAATCTTTAGTAATAAGGAGAAAGTTCAGATCTTTTCCGAGTGATAATGCGTGGTATGATTTATATGAAGCGACTTATACTCCAGCTTCATCAACAGTTGATAAAACTTTTGAAGTAGCAAAGCAGATGCCTAAGATGAAAGTAATGGACTTTTTGAGTGGGTTATTTAAAATGTTTAACCTTGTTGTTTTTAAAGATGGAGATGAAATAAACGTACAAAGAGCTTCATTCTTTATGAATATAGGCACAAGCTATGACATAACTAAATACGTAGATATGTCAAGCTCCAGTATTGAAAGATTGTTCCAGTATAAAGAAATGGATTTTAAATTTAAAAGCAAGAAATCATTTTTAGTACAGTTTTCTGATGAAATTCAAGGAGTGCCATTTTCAGAGGAAAGCTATGGAGATAATGAGTGGGATGGAGGAATATATAAAGTTGAAATTCCTTTTGAAAAAATGATGTATGAGCGTTTAAGTAATGAAGATACTGGAGCTCAAACATTGATAGGTCAAGGTGCTTTCTTAGACAAAAAGTTTGAACCAACGATTGGTGAGCCATTGCTTTTCTGCATGGAATATCAAGCCAATACAAATAATGAACTTACAATTGGAGGAGTAGCTCCTGGAAATTACAGAAGACCGACTCAATTAACTTCATTTGATTGGGGTTTTGACACAAAGCTCCAGCTTAATTTTGGACTTGAAGCTGATGAATGGTTAGGAGAAATTCCAAGCCAATCGACTAACTTGTTTGAAGATGGTTATTTAGATTATGTTGAAACTGTTTTCAATAGAAAGTCAAGAATGCTCAAAGTATCTGCATACTTACCATTAAGCATAATAACAAAGTATAATTTAAACGACAAGTTTATAATAAACAACCAGAGCTTTCGGATCAATAGCATCAAGACAAATCTATTAACAAACAAGACAGATCTTGAGCTCTATAACAAAGATGAGTTTGTAAGTCAATTACAAAACGACCAAGTTGCTTATTTAGGAAGAGTAGCTCAATTAACAGAATCTGCAAAAGGAACTGATTTCATTACTGTTTCTTGGGATGCAGTTACTGGAGCGACTGGTTATAATGTTTATGTAAATGGAGGTCTATTCAGTGCAGAGCCGAATACGACAACTACATTGAAAGTTAATGGACTGGAAAGTGGATTCACTTATAATATATCAGTAAGAGTAAAATATAGTATTTCTGGGAATGATATCTTTTCTTTTGATACTGGAATAACTGCAACAACAACATGATAAAATTAATTTTAGACAGTTTAAAATACGTAAACGGAGAAACAGAAAACATCCGAATAGCAAAGGGAAAGCACAAGCTCCCAACAACTTTAAAAGAGGGATTTAAAGCACTTAAACAAGAAATGAGATGGCAATAGAAAAGAAAATAGTAATTGATGTAGATACAGTCAAAGCTGCTGGAGGTTTAGATAATCTCAAGAAAAGCTTAAAAGAAACTAATAAAGAAGTTGAGAACACAAGTGAATCTACTCAAGCTATGACAAATACGCTTGATAAGGCAACTGGAGGAGCGGTTTCAAAATTTAAAGCATTAAAAGGAGCTCTTGGGTCTGCTGTTACTGGATTTAAGAGTTTAAGAGTTGCCATACTTGCCACTGGAATCGGAGCTTTATTAATTGCGGTTACATCACTTGGACAAGCTTTCACAAGATCGGAAGAGGGACAGAATAAATTTGCTAAACTTCTTGGAGTTATAGGGAGCGTTACTGGAAATCTCTTGGACTTACTTGCTAATTTAGGAGAGGGTATAATCTCTGTTTTTGAAAATCCGAAAGAAGCTTTAATCAATTTTAAAAATCTGTTAGTTGAAAATATAACAAATAGATTCAAAGCCATTCTTGATACAGTTGGTTTTTTAGGCAGTGCAATAAAAAGCGTATTTAAAGGAGATTTTGATGAAGCTCTGGAATCAGCAAAAAAAGCTGGTAGCAGTTTTGTAGATAGCTTCACTGGAGTTGAGAACTCTATTGACAAGGCGTCCACTGCTGTTAAAAATTTCAATAAAGAAATCGTTGAGGATGCTAAAGCAGCAGCGAAAATTGCAGATCAAAGAGCAAGAGCAGAAAAACTTGCAAGAAACTTAATAGTTGAAAGAGCAGAAGCCGAGAGAAATATTGCAGAATTAAGAGAGAAAGCAGCAGATAAGGAAAACTTTACTGCTCAAGAAAGAATTGAATTC